CATGGATGGCGCAATCTATGCGGAAAGTTGTGATCGGTGGTTGGGCGCAATAAATTCCCATCGATTACAGCATGGGGGTCAGGAGGAATTGACCCAACAAACACTTTCAGCAGCCAAGTTGCCATTTGGGGATGGCAGTTGGGTTATTGGAAGGCGTGCAAGTCGAGTGGCAGTTTGTGCAGCTGTCGCTTCGGCATTAGCAACATATTTTGCGACACAACCCGAAACGGAGATTGATATTCAAGTCGGATAAATTGCATTTATGGTATATTATGTGCTAATGGGATTATTTGATCGATTTATTACAAATACCGCAATTACTCCGACAATTGATGTAGCTGCCGCTAATACGCCTTACAATTTGCAATCAGCTGTTGGCGGATTATTTTATGGAGCACAAACAGCAACTAGAGAACAAGCAATGTCTGTTCCATCTGTTGCAAGAGCAAGAAATATAATTTGTAGCACAATTGGATCGTTACCTTTAGAAACTTACAATCACTTTACAAAAGAGCATTTAGATCCAAACAGAGTAATTATGCAACCAGATCCAAGAGTTGCTGGTTCAGCAATTTATGCATGGATCGCTGAGGATTTGTTATTTCATGGCGTTGCTTATGGTCAAGTATTAGATTCTTATGCTGCATCAGATAATAGTCGAGTGCGTGCATGGACAAGAGTTGCACCTGATCGAGTGACTTACAACTTAAACGCAAATCAAACCGAGATCACTTCATACATGGTCGATGGAATGCATGTTCCAGCAACAGGCATTGGATCTTTAGTTGTATTTAGTGGATTAGACGAAGGTGTGCTTAATCGTGCCGGTCGCACAATAAGAGCTGCACAAGAATTGGAAAAGGCTGCGGAATTATACGCTAAAGAGCCAGTTCCTACAATGGTCTTAAAATCAAATGGAACAAATCTTACTCCAGAGCGAATTACAAAACTTTTGGAATCATGGAAGGTTGCTAGAAACACTAGAGCAACTGCATTCCTTAATGCTGATGTTGAATTAAATGCTTTAGGCTTTGATCCACAAAAATTACAATTAAACGAAGCACGGCAATACCTAGCAACTGAAATTGCTAGAGCTGTTGGCATTCCAGCATCATTCTTATCTGCTGAAACTACCAGCATGACTTATAGCACGACTGTTATGGAAAGAAAGGCCCTTATTGATTTCAGTTTAAGAAATATCATTACACCAATTGAGCAAAGACTTTCCGCTGCGGATTTTGTGCCCAACGGCGTTGAGGTGCGTTTTGATATTGATGATTTCTTGAGAGGTTCAGCATTAGAGCGTGCTCAAGTTTATGAAATACTAAATCGCATTGGCGCAATGAGCGTTGAGCAAATCCAAGAGGAGGAGGACTTAATCCGATGAAGATTAATTTCCCAATAACTATAACCGCTGCCGATACAAACAAGCGAACCATTTCTGGAACTATCGTTTCTTGGAATGAGGCTGGAAATACATCAGCCGGCAGAACAGTATTTGCAAAAGACAGCATTGATTTTTCAAAGCCTGTTAAATTGCTATTAGAGCATGACAAAACTCGCCCATTGGGTAAGTTGATTGACATTACTGCAAATGATCAAGGTTTAGAAGGCACATTCAAACTTGCAAAGACTTTTGCAGCTGATGATGCTCTTGAGGAAGCAGCCACAGGCTTGCGTGATGGATTTTCTGTTGGAGTAATGGTTGATGCATGGGATAACAAAGATGGCGCAATGGTTATTTCAAAAAGTTCATTACAAGAAGTCAGTTTGGTGTCTGATCCGGCAATTGCTTCAGCGAAAGTTGAATCCGTAGTTGCAACAAATACACCAGAGAATTCCGAAGCAACCGCTGAGGATCAAACAACACAGGAGGACAAAGTGTCTGATATTACTTCAGATGCTCCTATCGCAACCGAAGCGGTAGAAGCTGCAAAGTCTGAGCCTGTGGTCGTAGTGGCAGCTCAGTCTGTTGCCTATACAAAGCCACGCTCACCAATCAATTCAAAAGCAACTTATTTGGAGCACTCAGTTCGTGCTGCACTAGGTTCAGAGGAAAGCCGTCAATATGTAATGGCTGCTGACACAACCGGCACAGTTGCTGGCTTAATTCCAACACCACAATCAACAGAGATCATCAATGGTCTATCAAATGCTGATCGTGGATTAATCGATGCTCTATCTCGTGGCACACTTCCTGCTGCTGGTATGACATTCGAAATTCCTAAAATTACAGCTGTGCCAACAACTACCCTAGAGGCAGAGGCAGCAGCAATCGACACAACCGATATGACTTCATCATTCGTTTCTGTTGATGTTAAAAAATTTGCTGGCGGACAAACATTCTCAGTTGAACTTCTAGATCGTTCATCTCCAGCATTCTTTGATGAATTAGTTCGTCAAATGGAATTTGCTTATGCAAAGACCACAGATTCATATGTTGCAGGAGTTTTAGGATCATCTTGCTCACTTTTGACAGCAACAGCAGATAACACAGCTGCTGGACTTCTAGCATATGTATCAGGTGCTGCTGCATCTGTTTATTCTGGCTCACTTGGATTTGCTCGCAACTTAATTGTTAATAGCACTCAATGGGGCAACATCATGGGCTACAACGACAGCGGTCGCCCAATCTACAACGCATCACAACCACAAAACGCAGGTGGCAATGTAGTTCCTACATCACTTCGTGGAAATGTTGCTGGCTTGGATCTTTATGTTTCTCGCTCACTTGATGGCTACACAACTGGAGATCAGTCAATGATCGTTGTAAATCCAGATGCTTTTACATGGTATGAGAGCCCACGCTTGACACTTCGTTCCGACATTACAGCAACCGGTCAAGTATCTGTTGCCTATTACGGCTACGGCGCACTAGCAGTAAAACTTGCTGGTGGCGGAGTTTGGTTCAACAAGAACTAAATTAGTTTAACTGAGTGCCTAGGGTTGCTCCCGATCCTAGGCATCCATTAAGGGAGTAAGGAGATGACATGCCAACCATAATTACAGCTTCCGAGTTGAGATCTGTGCTTGGTGTGTCATCTGCCTTGTATAATGACGCATATCTAAATCAAATAATAGATACGGCAGAATTGGTCATCCTGCCAATGCTTACAACATTCAAAAGTCCAATTCAAGCGACTTCATTGTCAGCCAATGTTGCTACATTTACCACACTAGGAATTCATGAATTTACCGAAGGACAATCAGTTGTCATCACAGGATGCGGAAGCCCTTACAACGGAACAAGAGCTGTGCTGGCAGATAATCTTGGACAATATACCTTTTCGCAATCGATCACTAATGCCGACATACTCGAGGCTAATGTCATCCCATCCGGAGTTGCTGCCCTTTCTGGCGGATCAACTTATGTTGGAAATGCAGCTGTTCAATCAGCCGTCTATACCGTTTCAGTCGAAGTTTTCCAAGCAAGACTTGCCGGCGGAGGACAAATCGAAGGAGTAGATTTTACAGCGACACCATTCAGAATGGGTCGATCACTTTTCAATAAATGCGTTGGTTTATTGGGATCATATATTGATCCTGAAAGCATGTGTCAATAAATGCCTAACGAAACAATCCTTCAACAAATCCGCACACCTTTAGCAACCGCTTTATCAGTTGTCGCAGGAAATGTTTATTCATTTGTTCCTGAAACAGTAATTCCACCAGCTGTGGTGGTTGTGCCTGATTCACCATACTTAGAATTTGAAACAATAAGCAAAAGCAATATCAGAGCCAAGATCAATTTTACTATTTCAGTTGCCGTTGCCTATAACAGCAATCCGGCATCGCTCGACAATATCGAGCAACTAATCATAAGTGTTCTGGCAGTCATTCCAGTTGGATATATTGTCAGCTCGGTTGAAAGACCTACAGTTACTCAAGTTGGTGCATCAACGCTGCTTATCGCAGATGTTCGAGTATCTACCTACTACACGCAAACAATATAAGGAGAAATCATGGCAACAGTCGTAATTACCGGTCGTGATGTTGGTTTATCTTTCACAGGTGGAACAGATATTCAAGCACAAGCGACAAACGCAGTTCTAACCAAGGTCAATGAGCGTCAGGTTTATCAGACTATGGAAGGCGAGGCTTACAAGACCACAAACATTTCAGGAACATTCCAATTGGATATGTTGGCTGATTGGGGCAAGGCAAATTCAGTTTGTGAGGCTCTATGGACAGCTGCTGAAAGCGCACCAGATACAGATATCAGCATGACACTCACAGCTGCATCAGGAGCACAATTCGTGTTTCCAGTAAAGCCGGAGTTTCCAACTGCCGGTGGTTCAGGTGTTGATGCTCAGACAGTATCATTCACATTCACAGTATCTAAGGGCGCAGTAACCGAAACCTTTAGTTAAAAAATAAAACGGGAGCAAAATGAAACTACCAATTACAATTGAATATAACTCAGGCGATCAAGCAACATACATTGCACAACCGCCTGAGTTTGCGAAATGGGAGAAACAGACGGGAAACATAATTGGTCAAATATCTGAGAAGTTGGGTATTTGGGATCTTATGTTTTTGGCTTATCATGCACATAAGCGGGAACTTGGTGGATCCAAGCCCGTCAAAGCAATGGATATTTGGATGGAAACTGTCGCTGATGTAATAGTCGGTGATGCAGACCCAAAAGTCATCCAGAAGGAAGCCTAAATCGATTATTGGTTGAGTTAGCAATAACTACTCACATACCAATGAGCGAATGGGTTGAAGCAGAGGACATTTTAACAGCGATCGAGATATTGGAGCGAAGGAATGGCAAATGAAACAATCGCCTACAACAAATCCGATCTGCGTGATATTTACAAGGCTTTCAAACTTATGGACGACCAAGCAACAGAGGAAGCAAGAACTCAATCTGCTGCTTTGGCGTATTTTGCATCAGAGGAAATTAAGTCAGCAGCTAGAGGCAGAGAAAAATCGGGCAAGGTTGCGCAAAGAGTTGCGGACGGAGTTAGCATCTCAAAGTCAAGCAAAATTGGTGAATTCCGTTATGGATTCGCAAGACAAAAGTTTTCAGGTGGT